GGCTTATCAGGAAGCAGTTACTAATTTACAAGAGCAGGACAATAAAGACCGCCATTCTGGTTCTGCCATGAGAGTTATGAACACTGGCGGATATTATTAATAGGGAGTAAAAACAATGGGACTTGAATCAGCCACATATATTAGCCAGCTAACGGCTACAAACCCGACAGCTAGTGATCCTGTATCACAGGGTGACGACCATCTTAAACTTATTAAATCTGTACTACAGAGCCAGTTCACCACATTAGGTGCCGCAGCAGTGACGACTACAGCAGCGGAACTGAATCTACTAGATGGTGGAGGCTACGAAGGAACGGCGGTACTGTCTACAGGAGAAACTGGTGGAACCAAATTTCTAAGGGAAGATGGTGATAACAGTTGTTCTTGGCAAGCCAGTAGCGATACCACATATACAGCGGGTGACGGTCTTGATTTATCAACTACCACATTTAGTACTGATCTTATGTCTAATGGTGGTTTGGAAATACAGAGTACAGAATTATCGGTTGCTCAGGGAATCTCCCAATACGATGTGGCTCAGTTTGCTGCCAGTGTTGTTGATAACGACTTCTTGAGGATAGCTACTACTTCAGTAGAAGGAAGAAGCGCATCTGAAGTTCTATCAGATATTGCCGCACTACCTCTTGCTGGCGGCACAATGACTGGAGAGATAGCCGCAGCGGATCAAGTAATTTCAAGGCCGGAGATAAAAGATTATTCAGAAACTAAAACAGCTTTAAGTGCGGCGGCCTCTATTGCCATAGACATAGAAAATGGTAACGTATTTACAATAACTCCAGACCAGAATACTACATTTACTTTTACTAATCCATCTCCTACTGGGAAATCCTGTGCTTTTACTTTAGTATGGACACAGGACGGATCAGATAGAACTATTTCATGGCCCGCTTCTGTTGATTGGGCTGGTGGTTCTGCCCCTGATGTGACAAGTGGTTCAGCCAAGATTGATGTATACACCTTCTTTACAATGGATGAGGGCACTATATGGTACGGCTTTCAAGCTGGCGCAGACATGGGTTAAGGAGAATAATATGCCTTTAGGAACAGAAAAAACTGCATTGTTAGGAGCCGCTAGTGGGGCAGCTTTGTCGGAAATAGAAATACTGGTGGTTGCTGGCGGCGGCGGCGGTCGCTATATAGCGTCTGACGGTGGAGAAGGTGGTGGCGGCGCTGGCGGTGTAGTCCACGATACTGATTATGCTGTAGGATCAGGTATAACTTATGTCACATCTGTTGGTGCTGGAGGTGCTGTAAGTAGTGACGGAGACGATTCTACCTTTAATTCAACTGGATTAGGGCCTAATACTACTGTACTTACCAGTATCGCTGGCGGTACTGAAGGGAATGTGGGTGGTTCTGGCGGTGGTGGTAATGGAGGAGGTGGTGGTGGTTCTGGCGGCACTTCTAATCAAACATCTCCATCCGGTGCAATTGGTTACGGCAATAATGGTTCGGCTGGTGGCCCCACTTATGGTAAAGGTGATAATGCGGGGGCCGGTGGCGGTGCTGGCGGTGCTGGGCAAAATGCAACAGGAAGTGGTTATGGTCCCGGTGGTGCGGGTGGAGCAGGTCGATTATTCTCTAGTTTTACGGGCTTTGGTGTATCGGGTTACTTTGCTGGAGGAGGGGGCGGTGGTACATATGGTAATAGCGGGTCGCCTGTTACGGCTGGCGGTGCTGGTGGAAGTGGCGGCGGAGGCAAAGGGTATGGCAATGATGGGGAGGCAGTAGTTGGTACAGCCAATACAGGTGGTGGCGGTGGTGGCGGTGGTCGTACCCAAGCGGCCGCCGGTGGCTCTGGTATAATTCTTATCCGATATTCCGGAACCCCTCAAGCAACTGGCGGAACAAGAACAGAGTCCGGCGGTTATACATATCATGCTTATACCTCTACGGGTAGTTCAACATTTATAACAGATTAGGAGTAACAAATGTATCAAAGAAACGGCGTCCCTTATACGCATACTAATTTAAAGCACGATAATCCCAACGTAGGCTTTCCCAGCAACGCTTTGGGGAATCCAGATATTCGTGCCGAATATGGCATTACTGAAATCCCAAAATCAGAATTACCGCCAATTGATGTTCAGACTGTTGAACCAACTACGCCTGATGGGTTTCGAGCGTCGAAGGGTGATCCTGAATTTGTTGGCGACGAATGGAGAGAGACTTGGAATTATGTAGAGATTAGTTGGGTTGAGCATAGAGTAGAAGCATATGGCAGACCTGAAGATCAGCTTGAATTCATAACAGAAAATGGTCTTGAAGCGTGGCAATCTAAAGTTGCTGAAATAAAAGCTAAGTATCCCAAAATCTGATGGCTCTAATACCTATAGATAATGTAGGTGAAGTTGGAATTGTTAAGGATATAGACCCTTGGCAACTTCCACCCAATGTCTGGTCAGAAGGTAATAATGTAAGAGCGGAACATGGAGCAATACAGAAGTCTCCGGGTTATCTGGAGGTTATGGAAGATTGTCCTATAGAGCCTTATTATATAACAAACTTGGAAATAGCTGGTGCTAACTACTGGATAGTTGGAGGTCTGGCTAAAATATACGTTCATAATGGGGTAATTTGGACAGATATTACCCGATCCTCTGGCGGTGACTATAGTGCTACTGCCGCAGAGAATTGGACATCTACTGTATTGGGTGGAATTCTAATAATGGCTAATGGGTACGATGATCCCCAGTTTTGGGCTTTGACGGCGGGCGTACCGAATGTCTCTACCGCTATGGCAGACTTGCCTAATTGGCCACCCAGCACAGAATGTTTTTCAATGAGGGCATTTCGCTCATTTCTTATTGCTCTCAATGTTCAAACATCATCAGCAAACTTTAGAAATATGGTGAAGTGGTCTACAGCGGCGGCCTCTCAAACCTATCCCACATCTTGGAATGCTACGGATGCGACCGTAGATGCTGGTGAGTATTCCCTCGAAGATAGTAAAGGAAAAATTCTTGACGGACTTCCCCTTGCTGACTCTTTTATGATCTATAAGGAAGATTCTACATATATGATGACGTATGTTGGAACTCCCTTTATATTTGCTTTCAGGCAGATTTCTCCAAATGTTGGCGCACTAACTAAAAACTGTGTCGCCGAATATGATGGTGGTCATTTTGTTTTTGGCAATGGGGATATGTATATTAATGATGGGCAAAAGCTAACATCTTTGCTTCCTCATAAAATGAGGGATCATGTATTTAACAACATATCTGGCGATGATTATCAGAAATCATTTGTCGTGGCTGACTATGGTAATACAGAAATGTGGGCCTGCTACGTTTCGCAATCTAATATTACAAATGCCCAGTGTGACAAGGCTCTTGTATGGAACTGGTCTAATGGTGCATTTACAGAAAGAGACTTACCCAATCTTGGTTTTATTGGTTATGGTACAGAAGGAAATCCACTAGCTCCGGGTTCTTGGAATTCCGCTACTACAAATTGGAATACTGATACATTAAATTGGAATCAATCAGCGGCCTCTTCCTTCTTTAATATTGCGGGTAAAATTTTGGTTATGGCATCTCCAACCAATACAAAACTATTCAGAAATGAAACTGGCAATACAGAAGATGAGACTAATATGAATAGTTATATCCAGAGAACTGGATTAACAATGGATGATCAGGGAAGTCCAAATCAGGCTATGGTTAAGCATATATCAGCTGTTTGGCCCAAGATGAAAGTAAACCCAGATTCTGCTGACGATACGGTTAATGTCTATGTGGGTCAGCAAATGTCCACGGAAGAGGCTATTACTTGGGAAGGTCCATATACCTTTAATCCAGATACTCAATCTAAAGTTCCTGTTAGAGTTACTGGAAAATATATCGGAGTAAAGTTTGAATCTACAACTGACACGACCTGGAGATTAGATGGTTATTCGTTAGATATCAAGAATGTAGGAGTTCGTGGATCGGTATCTAGGTAATGGCTACTTATGCTGACAGGGTAGTAAAGTCCGTAACTCATTATGAACCGGGGCCACTACCATTAGACAATGAAAACCTTGGGTTGTATGTCGTTAATGAACTTAAAAGAATTGGTGATGTATTTTTTAACCAAGCTACTTTCAGATTAGAAAGAAATAATGTCGCGCCTACCAGACCCAGAGAGGGTGACATAAGGTATGCGGACGGAACAAATTGGGACCCAGGATCAGGGGAGGGAATTTACTTCTTCAAAAAAACTACCAGCGCATGGGTAAAACTTTGAAAGCGCAGATCGTACAGCCTGAAGATATCGCATATATCTGGGAACAGGTTGCCCCACTTCTTGAAAGAACGAAAGAGCATAGTGAGGGTGAACTTGAAACTGATGACTTCCTTGAACCACTTACTCATGGTGACATGCAGTTGTGGATAGCGACGGAAGAAAATGAGATGCACTCCGCTATGGTTACGCAGATAGTAACTTACCCGCAAAAACAGATACTGAGAATAATCTCAATAGCTGGCTCTGACTTTAAGAAGCTATACGAATTCAATGATATGGTGGAATCTTTCGCAATAAAAACAGGATGCTCTGGTATGGAACTATGGGGCAGAAAAGGCTGGAAGAAACTTCTCCCTGATTGGGAATCAAACTACATAGTCTATACTAAAGACTTAAAACATAGGATGCAATAATGGCAAAAGACCCTAGAAGTGGACGAGAAAAAGTACCCGGTAGTGATGAATACTATGCGTGGACTGATCCT